AAGAAGATGCTTGTGAGATTATGCGCCTCATGAACACGCACTTGACAATGAGCAACGGTGAGAAGCTCAACGTTTGCAAGCACAAGAAAGATGCGCATGTCCTATTTTGCGACGGCCTGTTCAAGTCTTCGGTGGAAGACTTGTTGTACTCACGGTTTCTCAACGACAAGAAGCGTTCTAAAGACCTGGACACACTCTGTAACCTGAGTGAAAAGTACATGCGTTTGGTGTTACATAAACCCGTCACATGTGTAGGTGGGCTCATCCTGAAGAACCTGAGCGAACTCAACGATTTTTTCATGGGTGATGAACAGGAGAAGAAGCAGATCCGGGCGGCACTCATCGAACATACGATCAAAGTGTTTAGTCTTTTCCCCGAGAAGGGTCGACGTGTCTTCGTTCAGACCTTCGATATGTACATGGTTTTCAGCCTGGTCTACAGGGGTGTGATTGCGGATAACCAAATCACCAAGAGCTTTTTCGAAGCCGTCTACAACCCTAACATTGCCGATGGGTTGTGGTTCAAAAAATGGCGTGAACCCGAGTTCGCGTCTGGGCACGGGTCCGAGGCTGACAAAATTAGGATGAAGACGAAAATATATCATGATTTTTGCACTCAATTTAGCAACAAGTAAAAATGTTGACCTATATAAATGCCTCTCCCCAAGTGTTCACCCAAAGAGGTGTACGATAAAAAATCTAAAAAGTGTATCGTGATAGGAAGCGACGCGTACAAAGCCATCGTGAAGAACAACCCCAGCGCGTTCAAACACTACGCGTCTAAGATTACCAAGGCGACCAAGGCACCCCCGAAGTGTAGTGTGACCCAGGTGTACAACAAGAATACTGGAAAGTGTGTCAATATAGGTAGCCAAGCGTACCGTGAGGCGCTTAAGAAGGATCCCACGGTTTTTAATAATCAAATCAGTAAAATCAATGCCCTATTAGGACCCAAGAAGGTCAACAGTCCCAACGAGACCCTAGTGAACATCATGAAAAAGAAGACTCCTTCACCTTATCAACTCCCTCCTCATCTCGAAAAGATGTTAGTTGGTAAATGTACAAAGCCCGATGAAGTGTACAGTAAATTATCAAAGCGATGCATCAAGATTGGTGGTCAGGCGTACAAGCAGGCGTTGAAGAAGGATCCCACCGTGTTTGATTCACAGAAGCAGAAGATTATGACTGCCGGGACCATCAAGCCACAGACCCCCAGTACCGTCGTCAAGGTCAAGAAGCTCGTCAAGCCAAAGACCTCCGTGAAGAAGATGAACCTCGTCAAGCCAAAGACCCCCAGTACCGTCGTCAAGGTCAAGAAGCTCGTCAAGCCAAAGACCCCCGAGGGACTGAAAAAGCTCCTGCTCAAGCGTCAACCTGTCCCCAAGGTTTCCGCGAAGACCCGAGCACTCTTCATGAAGAAGATCGTCAGACATTTAAAGACCAAAAAGCCGGTCATACCCAATACCTCAAACCTTACTAAAATACCGAATGACGTTTTTATTAAAAAAACCACTGCGATTAGATTGTATCACTATGACTATTTTAACAGTAATGAGATATTTAAAAAGCATAAAACTCGTAAAAGAGAAATGTTGGAATTGAAAATTTCCCGTGACAATGTGTACGATTACTTTTACAAACATGTACTCAAGATGAACATGAACCCGGATATAATAGACAGGAAATGGTTCGTGGACATGCAAAAGTACATCGCGTCCCTCACGGACAGGGAGAGGTACGCGCTTTATTCATACACGCAGTACGGTGATGTGTACGTGAACCTCATGGAACGTGGTCTACCCATAGATTTCAGCAGGGTCAGAATGGATCCTCTCGTGTATGAGATAGTGTCCACCACCACGGATGCTGGTTTTTACGATGCACTCAATGACACGGGTGCTAAAATAATGGCGAGTAAGACACCAATATCTTTCGACGCTATGCGAAAAGATAAATCTGGTAAACTTATGCAGGATTTTAAAAATATTATAGTCTATGAACTAGGTTCTGAACATTTTAAAAAGGAGTACCTTCGCAGTATGATCAAGAGTCTCAGTGCGACGTTACACAAGGTGTTCACCAAGGCTCCGGTCACCACGAAACCCATGGTGGTCTACAGGGGTGTCAGGGATTCATTCTTCACGGCGGACGAATACAATAAACCGATGAAAAAGGATGAAGTGTTTGTCAACAAGGGGTTCGTATCTACCTCGTTACTTCACAGCGTACCCATGCGTGATTTCATGGATGATAGTGGATGTTGCTTCAAGACGATCACCATCCTCCCTGGTACCAAGTGTATACCACTCGTAGGTCTGACACACTTTAGGAATGAGGTTGAATTCCTGTTGGATAAAAACACAAAGTATATCATCCGCGACAAATACACCACCGTGTCACCGTCGAAACTTTTGGATTTCCACGGAAACGACCATCAAACTAAAAAGATAAAAGTCAGTGACATCATCATAGGATAAATCAGGTTTAAAGATGAAACCCTGGTATATGTTAGATGGACCGCGTGAAACAATTGGAAGAGATTCAAAAAAAGGCGAAGGAACTTTTCGAGAGAAAGAATGCCGACTATGGGGATGCTTTTACCACGTATGGTATCGTGGGGGTCCTCGTCCGCATTCAAGATAAGATTCAACGCTGTCTCAGTCTCACTAAAAAGGGGATTCAACTCGTCGACGATGAATCACTCGATGACACTCTGATCGATTTACATAATTACGCCGCCATGGGAATGATGATTAAAGACGAGAATCCTAGATAATACATAATGTCTCGTCTTCTCGTGAAAAGGCTCAACGAACACGCGATTATTCCCGCGAGGGGTTCTGTGGGTGCTGTGGGCTACGACCTGTACAGCTCCGTGGATACCTGTGTAGCCCTGAAGAATCGGACTCTGGTCGAGACGGGTATCGCCATCACCCTTCCACCCGGGACTTACGGTCGCGTCGCGCCTCGGTCGGGTCTCGCCGTGAAGAAGGGTATCCAGGTGGGTGCTGGTGTCATCGATCCAGATTACACGGGTGAAGTCAAGGTACTTTTGTTTAACGACGGTGAAGGGGATTTCGTGATTAAAAAAGGAGATCGTATCGCTCAATTAATCATCGAAAGATGTGAGACACCTCCGATCGAAGAGGTGGATTCGCTCGATGCCACGGAACGGGGTGAGGGTGGTTTTGGATCTACAGGTCTCCGGGACCCCGAACAAAAAGTACACCCTGATGCATAGTCATGTACAACTTGGCTTTTTCAACACTCGGATACGACCACAGTATCCATCTTTCCCAATAGTCCGACACGAACGGATCGTTCCAATCTTCCATGGAACTTTCGTGTATCTTTAACATTTCCCTATGAATCTCGAAGGGATCTGTTTCTAATCGCACCTTCTCGGGGACGACCGCCCCCTTCCTGAGAAGATGTGTGCGCATGAGCGAGGGGTTCCCGTGGTCTGGGTAATGCCTGACGCTTTTTATTCCAAAATCTAAGGCACGTCTGTCTGGAAGAAAAACCCTGTACTTGTGAGACACAGATGGACTGGGTTGTATCATGACGCGCATTTATTAAGAGGTTACAAATTAATTTAAACACATCGTGTACAGGAGACGAGACTGGAAGTACGTGATGAAGAGGACACCCGTGACGTACGCCGTCTTCCAATCGATCTTACCAGCTGAGGCCGTGGCGACCAGGTTGAGGAGCAGCATAATCATGGCCGCCATCGACAGGTACTTGTAGTACACGCAATACTTTTCCTTATCCTTGAACTGTTCGAACATTTATAATGAGCACACAAAATTAATTTCCAAAGGCGACACCGGCCATGCCATTCTTTATTCTGAGAATGTTGTAGTTGACGGCGTAGGCACGGGTCAGAAGACCACCGCCGCTTGGACTCTTGAGGGAAATCTTGGCGTTGTCGATGCGAGAGAAGTTGAGGGTTCCTGAGGGCTGGGGCTTGTTCATGGTCAGACAGAGGGGCCACGTGTAGAGAGGGGCCGAGTCGAGCACCGAGGAGGGAAGGTTGGAGGCGTGCATCTGGGGCACCACGTTGTGATGGAAGGTGCTGGACATGTCCTCGAAGAGGGGGTTTCCGTTGATGTACATCGTGGCGGTGTCGAAGGTGTACTGCCCGGACCAAGAGCTTCCATCGATGTCGGACGACGCGATGTGCACAGCCTTCACGGGGTGGTTGAAGTACGTGAGATCGATGTCGGTGTCCGAAGCGTTCATGGGCTGGAACTGCAACTGGGTGATCAAGAGTTCGTGCTCGGACTCTACGAAATGATTGCGTTCATCCGTGTCGAGGTACACGTAGGTACCGAACACCTTGGGAGTTGCATCGGGAGTAAAGTTGGAACGGCACTTGACCCTGATTTCCACGGCGTGGTACTGAAGCGCGACCAGGGGGAGGGATTTGGTCCAGTCTTCGCTGAAGAAGAAGGGAATCATGAAATAATCCGAACCAGCGCCGGCGGTGTCGCTGGCCTTGGCGTTGTCGCTGACTTCAGCGGTCGTGACGGTGCACGTGGTCTTGGCGGAGTTATCCTTGTACAAGATGTTGTGCACACCTTGGATGAAGAACGCGTCCAGCTTGCACACCTCTTGACCACCGATCATGAGGGTAAACTCGGTGGTATCGGCTTGACCAGAAGAGTAGAGACCGTTTCCGTTGGTGAGCACGTTGGAAATGTTGGGTGCCTCGATCCACACGTAGCTGAGGAGGTCACCCTTGGAGCGAACGGGAATCGTGACTTCGTTACCAGCCCCGAAGGTGCCGATGTAGTCCATGCGCTCGGGCTTTATGGCGAAGTTCGTGTGTCGTTTGTAGTTTTGGCGGAAGAATGAGACCT